CTACTCTATGAGCGCGCATAAGTTTTTCTTCAGCTTCTTGGTTAATGGTTTCCCATTGCTTATGGCTAGCGTTCTCTACGATTGGCACGATAGTAATTTCTGCTTCCTTTCCGTTGTTAAAACTAATCACCATTTTACCAGCGTTGGTGCTTCCTGTAAGTTGAGCCTTAATTCTGCGCTCAATTTCTTGACGTTGCTCCTCAGTATCTGGAACGCCATTATTCATGTTTACAATGTAACCAAAACTAAACCCGTTTTTAATGTGGTTTATGTAGTAATTGCTTATTTCCTCCTCCATTTCGGCATATTGCAAGCCGCTCTGGTAGTTAGGTAGTGAATAGTAGTTAATATCGCTTTCACTCGTGTTTATGTACAGGATGCTTACTGGGTCGGTTGTTTCTGGAGTCCAGCGTGGTATAAATTCTGGCGTAAATTCTGCCTTACGCGCGTCCTTCCAGCTTGTGCAATACCAATATCCCTCAACCTCGCCATCCTCATTGGCTTTTTGTGGTGCTAGGGTCTTTATTGGTATGTGCTTTAAGCGCGCTGGCTCACCACCTTTTGAAGCTATTACTTGAAACGCTGCATTTCCTTGCAAAAGGTACTCATCAACAACCTTTTTCAAATCCTTTTTAGGCATCAATGATAGCAATTTAACCCATTCTAAAGGCTTTTTACTTGCGTTCCTTGCGCTTATACCTTTACCTAGCGTTAACGCCCTGTAAGTGCTTATAATAGCCGCGTTTGTAGGGCTACCTATAAAGCGTTCGTTAACATAGTCAAAATAGCTATTATTTTCGCCATTTAAAACCCACTCTTTATTTTTAACCTCTTTAATTTCGGGCTTTACGTAGTTATTTAATTGAATAACTGTTGGCAGTTGTTTGTTGTAGCTCATTGTATGTATATAACACTAGGGTTAATTTTGTAGTTTTCTAAATCCGTTTGCGAAGTAGCAAAAATTTTGCATCTATGCAGAACTTCTTGCGTTTCGCTATCCTTTACTTCAGCGGTGTATTCAGTTTCGGCTATAAAGTAAAAAATAAAAGGTAGTAAAGTGTAACCGTCCGTAATTGTCACGGGTTGCGCTGTTAGGTTTAGTACTATTTTTTGATTGTTGGTAATAGTAAAATCCACCAAATTGCTATCGTACCGCCCAGTAAATTGCAAAACGTGGTTCGGGTTGTTATATGGATTAAATACTTTCATATATTATAAACGAAATTTAACGCTTTTTTGTTTTTAAGCATAAAAAAAGCCGCTTACATTACGCAAGCGGCTCAATTCATTCTACTTCTTACTACTTACGCGCTTGGGTCAATTGGCGTTGCATCAACTAATGCAAGTAATGCCGTTACCGTTGCTGCATCTAAATAAGGTGCATAGCTACCTTCAGTAGATTCAAGTGTTAAGTTATAACCGTTAAAATCTGCCTTTGCGCCGCCAGTAGTTGCACTACCAGATGTAAGGTTCATTCCCTCGCTTAATCCTAAAACTTTATAATTGTCATTTCTATCTTGAACGATTACAACAGGGCGACCCGCTGCAACTAAGTCAATTTGCTCAGCAGTTGCAAAATCTTGTTTTTTAATTACAAGGTTAAGCGTTTGCGTGTTTACTCTAGTGCCAGTCGCGGTGTCTGCCACCATCGCTTCTTCTAAAGTGTTACCGTCTGCAAGTAAATCCCACTTGTAAACGGTTGTCAGTGCTACATCTATTGCGGTAACTTCTTTCGCCACTACCGTGAACGCACCATCTGCCTCTGCAAAATTCGCAAAGAAGGCATTTTTCAGCCCTCCTAGCGTATTTTTACATGGTTCAAGTCGTCCTTTTCCTATGTTACAAGCCATAATTAAGCTATGTTAGGTCGGTAAAGTACAATTTCTGCACCGTATGCGTATTGCACACCAGCTGAAAGTACAATTTTGGTTCTTATTTGTCCGCTAAAATCTACGTCATCCATATCTTTAATGCGAATTTCGTTTGCATCGCTCAATGCGCTCATGCCTAAAACAAGGTTCTCACGGTTATAACCTACCATGTGATTTGCTGGCAAACCTTTGATTTCAGTTAAAGTGTAACCCTCGAAGTCAAACTCGTTAGGGTTTAAGAACGTTCCATTTGAGCGAGCCTGTGAACCGTATTGGCGTTTGATTGCGCGTATTACGTTTGTAGAAACTCCGAAAATGTGTCCGTCTGCTTGTAGTACTGCATCCGTGTGAGCATCGATAAATTTACCTAGTTCAGCTTCTACGTTTGCCGCTGTGATAGCCGCTGGCGTTCCTGTAACATCAATCACAGTAGCATCTGCTGCAAGTGCAGGAATGAAACCAGCTAAATTACCAGCCGCTCCGTTACCGTTCCAAATGTCTTGGTCTATCTTACGAGCTAAACGGTTACCCATGTCTGTAAGTAAGAAACCTTGCTCAGTTGTAGGAAGTCCGTTGTCATTGTGAGCAGAAAAACCCATTTCGGCAGCCGTCCAAAGTTGTCTAAAATCTTCTTTACACAATTCTTTGTCAGACTTGATTTTTTTCAAGGTCAATTGACGCTCGTTAATATCTACATCGCCTAGTGGAGTCCATCCACATGAATAGTCTGCATAGCCCTCTTCAGTTTGAAGTCTACGTAAATAGATGTTGTTTTCTGGTACGTTAGGAATAACGCGTACAAGGTTTTCGCTAATCGTGTTAGCTTCCTTAATCATTTCTAGGAAGTAGCCACCTGCTACTTCGCCCACATAGTTAGTGGCTATTGTTGTTGTTGTTGCCATTGTTTATTTACTTAGATTTTCTAGCCTTTCAGCTAATGTTAATTTATTGTTAGATTTTGTTTGTACTCCTAATTTTGTAGCTTTTGGATTAACTCCAGAACTTGCTGGCTTTGCTTTGATTTCGGCTAGTTCGGTTTTGAACTGGCTAACCTCAGACTTAAGTCCCATGATTGCATCAAGCAATTTACTTAGTTGGTCATCACCCATTTCTACGTCCTCTACTGGCGCTTCTTCTTCAGCTGGTGCAACCACATCAAAAGATGCTACTACGCCCTCCTCAGAAACTACGAGCAAAATATCGTTTTCTAATTGGTACTCACCTACTGGAACTGGCACGTTGCCGTCCTCACTTACTATGAAAATAGCATCTCCAGCTACTGGCACTTCGCCCTCGCCTTCAAATTCCATAGTCACGCTGCCATCAGCGCTCTTTACTTCGCCTAACTTAACCACCTCAGCGGTCGGAGCATCTGCGAAGAGTTGCATAAATTGTTCCCACTTTGTCGCGGGTTTGTTTTCACTCATATTTACCTCGTTTAAATTAAAAATTCCATCTATGCTAAAACCCTCGATTTCACCAGCCTTAGCCATTTGCCATACTGAATCATCGTGGATTTTCATTGTAACCATCCAGCTACCTACTGGCTCATCAAAGCCATACTTTCGGCTCTTGTCCTGCTCGGTGTCCTCTATTATCCAGCTTTCTACTACGCTAACGGCATCGCTACCTAAATCAAGTGTGTGTTCGATAGTGCTGTTATTGCTATTGCCTTTGCGTATAAAGTCGTATGCAGCCGCTTCTATTGTCTTTGCTGGAAACACTATATTGTATTCGCCGTTATCGGGGTCGTTTCTATATATTGGCTTATCTGGAATAAGAGCCACGCCCATAAGAATCCTGCGCTCCTCTGAAATTGTAGCGAGTTTCAAAGCCTTTTTTTCTTGCTTAGAAAGTGCCAAAAATTTAGACTGCATCGCTGGCGACTTTACCACACTTAAAGCGTAAACACCCTCATTTTCTTTTGGGTCGTATTCTATGACGTAGGTTTTCATACTTATATAACGAAAAAGTGTGCTTGCGTGTTTTTTTTTGGATTAAGTTACAGTGGTTACAATAGTTCAACCTATTTCTAAAAAAATCTAACGTAGTAATTCATCGAAACTCATTTGTATATAATAATAATAATCTCTTTAAAATTGTTTTATATTGTAACCTTGTAACCGCCCTTATTTTACTGGGGTTTTGGGTGTAACTTTGACTAGCAACTATTGCTAACTAATAGCAACCTTTGTTAAAATTGTGTTAAAATTGTGGTATGTAGTTGCACATTTAATAAATCGCTTTATATTTGCATATCACTTTTAAACAAAAACAATGAACGCAGATAATTACAGAACGGTTTTAAATAACGCTTATCGCGACAAAGAATTAACGCAAGAGGATTTTGATAATACCTTAATGCACTTTGCTTCGTTAAGTAATATGACCGACCTAAGCAAAAGCCTACTAGCCGAAATTATAGAAGCGGCTTATTATGAACCTCAAATGCTGCCAGAATACATAACAGGCAGAAAGCAACAATTAATAAACCTAGCTAATGAAACGGGACTTACCGAATTAGCGCAAAACTTAGAACTATGAATGACAAAGACCAAAGAGAAAACAGAAGCCGCGCTATCGTGAATTTAGAGATAGCCAAAGAACTAGAAATTAACCAAAGACAAAACGGTGCTAAATACGTAAAAGGTGCGGTGCGTTCTTATAAACTTGTAAAGTCATGAGCGACTGGTTCGACCACTTACCTAACCACCCAGCCAACGATAATAGTACTGGGTTTGAAAGCGAAAGCGAAACAGATATTTGCATAGTTTGCGGCTGCACTTGCTTTGAGTACGGTGATAGCTTTTGCTCTGATGAGTGCGAGGAGTTGGAAAAAGAAATACAGGGAAGCCGAAAACTGAATAGAGTAGGCAAATTAAAAAACAAAACAAAATGAAAAATTTAAAAGTAACGATTATCACGATAGCAATTTCTTTAATTGCAGTAGTATCTTTTGCGCAAACATCAAAAGACAATGTTTATGTAATAAAGGAAACTGATGCAATGAGCGGTAAATCTTATGTGTATGGAAGTAGAGATTTTATATGTGCAAACGATGCTGGAAAAATTGGATTCAGAATATCCACACATATAAATTCTGAGACACTAAAATTTTCAATGATTACTGCCACAATGGTAGGTCTTGGAACTTGCAATGAAAATGATGAAATTATTATCCTTTTTGAAAATGGTCAAAAGATTATTAAAAAATCTTGGAAGAAATTTAATTGCGACGGTGAAACATACTTTAACATAGATAATGAAGAAATTGAATTGCTAAGAACCCAACCATTATCTAAAATAAGAATGACAAACGGCAGGACATATGACAGCTATACAGGTGACGTAAAATTAAAAGACAAAAAATACTTCATGCAACTGTTCCATGCCTTAGATAATGGTTTAATAACAGAAAAATAATGACAAAACAAATATCTAGAGAACAATACGACACAGCTTTAAATTTAGTTGAAGAATATCATAGGCAAATTATTATAGATAGTAAAATTGTAAAAACAAGCCATTTAACACTAATAACAGAATGGGAAAAGTTTTACCTTTTAAGTCAAAGGACTAAAAATGCGCTTTCTCTACACGATTATGGTTTTCATGTTGAAACTATTGATAAAGAAACTTTTCAAAGACCAAGAAACTTAGGTCAGCATTGTTGGAATGAATTTCAACAGTTAAGAGGTTACTAAATAATATAATAATGACAAAACAAAACGCGAATAAAATTCTTTACTCTATGTGGGAAAATGGTGAAATTCCATCAAACTTCACCGAAGAACACAGTCACTACAATTTAGCGGTTAATCAACTAGTAAATAATGGTTTTATAAACTGGGATGAAGTTACCTAAATCCCAGCCTGTCTAAAGGTAGCCCTATCCATAGCCTGCTGGTTCGTTACATCTGAACCTACTACAAATGCTCTAAGCGGTTGCGCTCCTTGTACGCTGCCGCTTAGTTGGTTTATACCACTCGAGCCAGTAAGGTTAAACGCTGGGGCTTGTGGCCCGCCAGCCGCAGCCGTAGAACTAGGTATACTACCACCGCCAGAACCAGCAGCAACTCCAGGTATTTTAACCTTAATAATATCGTTTACGTTTTTAAGTCCAGCGATACCTATTGCAGCCGCATTAGCAAATTTAAGCGCGACATCAAATGGTGTAACCGTTGTAGCTGCAAGCGCATCAGAAACACCCCTAAACGTGTTTATAGTAGACGATGCAACCGCTAATCCTTTACCTGCCAAAGTTTGCTCTCCTGCCAATTGCGCTAAACTACCTAAAACATCAGCGGTCTTTTGCGTGGTTGCTATTTTAGCTGCATTTTCTTTTTTCGCTATATCTTCACGCGCGTCTGCATTTTCTTGCTCAATCTTAGTACGTTGCTCCTCAGTTAACCCGGTTGATTCTAGGAGTAACTGCTCGCGACTTTTAATTATTTCAAGGCGTTGTGCAAAACTTAGGTTTTCGTTATCTGCTTCGTTTTTTAGGCGGTCTAATTCTGATAGTTGAGAAGCTTTAAGCTTTTCAGCTGCTAAGTCTTCGCGTTTCTGAGCAAAGATAGACTCTATATTTTCTAGTGCCTTTTGCTTTTCGGTTGCAGAACCTACAAGCGCATCTAGTTCTAATTTAGCGCGTTTTTCATCTAGTGCTAGTTTTTCTCCCTCGGTTTTAGCTTTGAAGTTTTCAAGGTCTGTTATTGTTTTGGCTTCAAAATTTTTGATTAGTTCAATACGCCTTTTTTCTTCTTCAGCCTCTTTTTCGTCTGCTTTCTTTTTAGCATCCGCTGCTT